TCCATATTTTCCTTTGTTTGGGTTTGCTAACTGATAACTAACTGCATAGCGCAAAGCATCTAATCCATGATTGAACTTATCAATCGGTGTTTCTGATTTCTTTTCTAACCAGCAATAGTTATTTAATTCTTTTATCAAATCTACGGAATTTTCGTCAATAATTAAGTCATAGTCCTGTAATAAACTTATGCCGTATTTTACCGAGTCAGCTCCTTTGATTGTTGGCACTATGTTTAAACCTTGCGCCTTTAATTCGTTTATCAAACGTGGCTCTGCATTATCTGCAACTATTAAATCACGCCCTGCAAACTGCCTATTAAGTTGTGCTAATTGTGATGTAGTCAACCCCGTTTGATAAATGTGTAATCTAACATAAATAATCTTGTTAGTCTTATCAATTGACGTCTCAACCAATGTAGATGGGTCTGTACTAAATCCGTAATCTTGACCGAATACCGAACCATTATCTTTATTGTATGCTCCAATCCTCCAATTGGTAAAGATAACACCCTCTGCTTTATCCAACCATCCACCAAGTATAGTGTGTTTGTATTTGTCAGGACGTCGTTCTTTTATCGTTTTTATTTGATTTAAGAAACTTTCTGAAAGGTTTGATATATTGTCTTGATACGTTGTGTGAATGTAAGTTGTATCGCCTTTAATTGTGTTTACTCCAGCCTCTACACCTCTACTCTCAAAGAACTTTTGATAAATGAAATGCTCTTTCGTTGCAGGATTTAGTATAAGTATTACCCTATTTTGTTTCTCTTTATGTCTTATTGAATAGTCAATCTTATCGAAAGTATCTTCATCGGTTAACTCTTCAGCTTCATCAAGTGCCCATGTAGTAACACCTGCTAAAGATTTTAAGTTAGCTGTTTGGGTTCCGCTCGATGTTTTGATTCCTTTGAATAATATCTTACTACCCGTCCTTAGATTAATTATCTCGTCTTTGGTAATATGAAAATCCTTATGTTTATCTAATATATCAATCTTATCAATAAATTCAGGTATAATAGAGACGTGAGCAGAAGTAAGAGTGTACCTTGTAAATAAGATAACATGGTTTGTTTCGTATGTGAGTAGTAGTAATAGTAAATTAATAGAATATGACTTACCACTACCCCGACCACCTGTAACAATGAAATATCTACTGTCATTTCCAAATGCTTTATATTTCGGATTCAGAAGTACCAAAACTTATAATATCTTTTAGATTCATTCCTGTAACATTAACATCAGATTCAATCCTTTCTTTTGGTTTACCATATGAGTATTCAATGATAATCTTTGATGCACTAATTTTATCAGCAGCTTTTGACTTATCACTAACCACTATATTAGCAAGGCATTGAATAGCATCTAATGAATAAGGCATCATTAAATCTCTGATTCTATTCTCTTCGTCTTTTGGTTTACGTCCTGCCCTTCCTGCGGTTGAATGTCCACCGTTATTTTTTCGGTTGTCCATTTAATTTTGTTTTAATTAATTAATCATCCTAATAACGCACCTCCATTTTCATAAGCGTTGTATACTTGTTTCATTTTACGTAACATATCGTTTAAACAAGACGCGCATGAAGTTGGTTGTTCATTGGTTTTAAATACTCTATTATAAACCTTTAAAAATTGTAATTGTTCTGAAGGTCTAACCCTTACCGTCATTTTAGGAAGCAAATAAGTTAGTTGTTTGTGTTCTACTTCTGTTAAGCATTCAGGTGTTTTGTAAGGGAATAACTTGTTAAGTTTCTCTTTACGTTTATCGCATCCACAATCCTCTCCAGCAATGAAATGAACTACTTTATCTATTCCCGTTGCCTCTGTAAATTTAGCTACTGTATCACCAAATCCCTTTGATACTCTTTTTGCCATATTTTTAATTTTCGTTTACATTTTTTTATCGTGTGAAAAATCGAGGTCAAAGATATCTTTGTTTCCTTTTCAAGTTCACGCATACTTTTACCGCTTCGCAAATATAATAAAAATAATTGTTGGTCAAACCACTCCCATGTTTTTATTTGTTCTTCTACGCTTTGATAGTATAACTCTATTTCGTGCGTTTTGTTGTTTTCGTCTTCGGATAAGTCAACCATGAGATCAATATCGACCATTGATATTTCACGCTTGCAATAGTCAAAGAAGATGTTACGTAGCATTATCCATATGAATGACTTTGTTATGACTTGACCTTTGCCGTACTTGTGGAAACGAATGTACATATCATGAACGATGTCCTCCGCTTCGGTCTTAGCTCCGAACCGCTTAACTATTCGCACCCATTCGTCGTGCTGTTGTGCTATTGCTGTACATTTCATGGGGTTAAATATAACGAAAAATCCCCTACACCAAGTGATGCAAGCGTTTAAAACTAATTATATGATATGCAAATATACAAATTATTCTTTAATAAACGTACCGTTAATTGTTTTTCCTTTTCGATATTCAATTACCTTAAACGCACGCTTTGCGCAATCTTCCAATGAGTAACCCATTTGATTAGCTAATATCACTAATGTTACATAAGTATCTCCAAGGGCATCTATTGATTCGGTAATATCTTTTTTTAGTATTGCTGAGGATAATTCCCCCAACTCCTCCATGACCTTTGCAAGCTGTTGGAACTTATTGTCGGGGTTGTCTAACTTTCTTGCTTTTGCCCAGTTGATTATCTCTCTTTCCATTCTTGTAAATATAAATCAATTAAAAATTTTGTTTTCTCTAAATCTTGTACAAAGTTACCTTTCTTTCTACATCTTACCAGGCGTTTTACCAAATCGAATTCATATGCATTTAGTCCGTGTTGGTGTGCAAATAAGTATAAGCTCCCGTTATCGTTGTTGTAATGCGACGGAGCTTCATCAGTGATACTCTCTTCAAAGTATAATTCAATCGTGTCAAATTGTTGCTCCTGTCCTTTGTCGTTAACTATCCATGTATAACTTTTATTTTGCTTTACAACGTCGTAGACTTTACCATAGGTTACGTTGGCAAAGTATTTTTCAATACATCTTAGTTTTGTTCCTGTGCGCATCTGATAATAGTTTTAAATCATTTCGTAACATTGTGTTTTGTTCCATTGTTACTTTGAGTAATAGTTCTGCTCTTTCTAATTGATATTCTAGGTCTTTGTTTTCTGCCTCTAACATCTTAATTGCTTTAAGTAGTGTCTTCATAAATTATACATTTTGCTTATCTCCTCATTAACCCCATAATCAATTAGGTATCGTTTACCATTTAGTTGCCCCCAATTAGCTTTATTGTAAAGGTCGCAGTTGTCGATATTAAGCTCTTCAATCGATTCTTTTACATTTGCTATATCGTTATAGTCCACGTATGGTATAGGGTCGTAACGTTTCATCTTAATGATACCACGTTTATAACTATACAACTCACCTAATAAATCTAAGTGCTTGTACTTTTCCCACACGTTGCGTTCTTGTATACATTGCAAGTACCCACGTAAACTAATGGGTACTTTAACAACGTAATCTTTGAATATGAATACAACTCTCGTACTAACTTTTATCTTCATAAATCAAATACCTTTAATGACTCTGCAAAGTTACCATTTTCTTTTAATTGTCGTAACATTTCCGCAACAATTTCACGTGTTTCTGCTTGAGCATCTGACTTCAACCTTTGCTTACATAGTCTGATGAATGCGTAAAGTGACCCTGTCCAAATCATTGTAGTATTAAGATTCAAAGGAAGTATAGTTCGTGCCTGTTCTTTGCTTACTCCTAAATCAATTAGCTTCTTGTAAGCATTCTGACAAAACTCTTTTACTTCATATTCAATAACGTTACAAGCCTCTTGTCCGTAAACATCTAAAGGTTCTGCACTGCCTTGTTTGCTGTCTTTAGATTGTGTTCGACACTCGTTGATAAGTGTGTATGTATCACTAAAATCCACGTAACGACCGCTAATAGAATTATATTCAACACCTATCTGCGTTTTGATTAATTGTCGCTCTACATAGATAGGGACTTGCAACCTAAATACAACCTTCGGGTGACTAAAGGGACTCCAGTGGCTGTGTCGTGCCAAATAAGATAATAAACTATTATTTTGTTCTGTTGTGTAATGTTCTGCTCTTTTGTCAAAACTTACTCGTGCAACGTCACACACCGTAACGTCCGATCCGAATACATCTAATAACTCTACTTTCATAATAATATTTAATTAACTTCCACAATACAGGCACTCCTCCAAATCATCATCATCCAACTCAGGATTGCTTTCAATCTCGGGATTAAGTTGTTTTTTCAACTCGTAAATCTTCTGCATCAAATCTCCGTCTTGGAATAGGTCGCCCGTTAACATACCTTTTAACTCTTCTATTTGTTCTTCAATTGTTGTCATCTTCTTTATTGTTTAATGCTTTTCTAATCATTCTACCTAAATTCTTAACGCCTACACGGTTCTCTCTTCGCTTCCATCTATCAATGTCGAACGCTATCGCTATCATCCAACGGTTACGGTTCTTGTTGTCCTTTTTCATGTGTTCGGTAATTTTTCGTAACTAAAATACTTTAAGTAATTATTTAACATAAAGTGTGTATTTGTGTGACCACCTTTGGTATACTCAAGCTTTAAAGCGTTATCCATTGCTATGCCTGCTGCTAAAGCTTTTTTGTAGTTCTTGTGACCTTTGTAATGCTTTTCTGCTTGCTCTCTATACATTTTGTAATTCTTTTTTTACTTCTTGCCAATACTTTGTGTGTTTCTCACATAATGGTATAAATCCACAACTTCTATCTTGTAATGTGTTTGTGTTTAATATCTCATCAACTGCAATTAATGCGCATAATTTAGCAGCTTTTTCACTCATTCCACATTCATCGCAAAATAAGTCTTCATTGTCTTCTATACACAGAAACTTATCTACTAACGCTGTTGCTTTTTCTTTCGCTGTCATTGTATCTCGATATTAATGTTTGTTTTAAACTCATCAATTTGCTTTATAACATTTGAGTAGGTCTGCGCCATTGTCTCATTGTTGTTTTCTACAAATGTAGCCGCGAACCTTTCAACTCCTGTAATAAAAGCATTTATTGTTTGCTTTATTTCTCGTTTGTGAAACATATTATCCGACACATCATCTAAGGAATGCAAAGCAGATTGGCAAAGCATAGTCGCGTGAGCTATGTGTTTGTAGTATTCAATCGCCTGTTGGCGTTTAGCCTCACTTAAGTCAGCAAGGCTCTTAACGTCTTTCTTCATGTTAAAATGGTTCTGTTGATTCAACTTTATTAACTCTCCACGCATCAATAGACGTGAAATACTTACCTTGCCATTCATTGGTTTTGAAGTTAAATAACACTTCAACTTCTTGGTCAACTTTGTTGTACTGCAAGAACTTATCCACTTTCTCAGTACCAAAGATTCCAAACTTTACCGCTTGAGGGTACTCTCCACTTGTTTCAGTCACTACAAACTCTATCTTTTTGTTTGCTCCTACTTCAATCACTTCTAAAATGTTGGTAATCTTACCTACAAACTTCATTTCATTTTTGCTCATCTTCTTTTATTTTATTGTTAATTCCTCTTCATTTAATGCGTAATACAAATTCTGTAATTGGTGAATATATTTTAACTCTCTTATAAAATAACAATTAGCATCTGAATAATCATTGTTATAACACCACTCACTATTATTGTTTTTGATAGAATTACAATATCCATCTTTTTTTTTTATTACATAGTTTTTGTCAAAACTGTGATATTCAAAACCTAACTTCAACAACCATTCTTCTGTAATTGGTATTGGATTAATAGTTATGGAATCAACACAATAACAACCGTGGCAGTTGTCATTTTTTGTTTTCCTTAATCTTATAGTATTATCTGAATGAATAGAAGATACTTCTTGAGCGTCTGCATTTTCATCGACACCATCAGGGTCGACGTATGCTCTATTAATAAATAACAAATAATTACCAATCCTTAACTCACTTGCTTTCATCTTCTTTTATTTTATTGTTAATTCTTCATCTGTTAATGCGTGATGTAAATTCTGTAATTGGTGGACATATTTAAACTCTTTACCAAGTCTATAATGTATATCTTCAGTTGGGCAATAGTATAAACCATCTTTATATATACCTAAACTCAAAACTCCATTCCACCATTCTATACCATCTGATTCAAAACCAAACTTCATCAACCATTCTTCTGTTAGTGGTATTGGCATAGGTAAAATATCTTCATTAAATTTCCCCCATACATTAGATTTGCCTACTTGAGTCACAACATCTAAATCATGTCTTTTTGATTTAACATAATTCCCTATTCTTAAATCATTTGCTTTCATCTTCTTTTATTTTATTGTTTGCTATTCTGAACGCCTCTTTGACGCACTCTGTAACGTTGTACTTTTTCTTTTGGTATTTTAGACGCATCCGAATTGTGTCAATTGGTATGTCCTCAAAATTGACTATGCTTTTTTTCATGGATTTGATTTATGTATTCGTTATAAAATTCAATTGATTGCTTACACGTATCTAACATCTTTTGTTCAAGCTCTAAGTCACGGTAAATGGTTAACATGGTCACAAGTGATTCACTCGGTGCGTTACCTACTCGGTGCAATTGCTCGTTTTCGTAGCCTATAAGCTCCTGTGGTGTATCGACCATACAATAACATAAAGCAGCTTTGTCAACTCCATAAAGATACATATAACCTCGTAACTGATATTCGTAATCTTTAATGTTAATATCGTCGGGTGTTGCCGGGAACGTTTCAAAGGACCAGGATGTTTTAATGTCGATAATTAACTCAGGTGTGTAGATGTCGCATTCACCTGTTAATATATCCGTAGACTTTCGTACTTCATTTTTTGCGTAGTTAGTAAAAAGAACATCGTTAAGTAGTGCGATTGAATGCTCTTCACACTGCAAGCCCTTAGTTACATACTTATTGTTAAGCTCTACATCGTAGCCAAAATAATCTTGCTTAGCGATTGACTTAATATAGCTTTTCGCTGTTTCTGAAAGCGCCCCTTTCGTTCGGGACGCTGTCATTATCTTCGGTAGTGAACTGCAACGTATTAACATGATTGTTTACATTTAAGTTCGTAATACTTTTTTAACCTTAAATGGTCATGTTCATTTAAATCTGTTTCACAATCAATACAAAGTGTATCTGATGTAACATTATATAGGTGAGATATTACCTTTCCAATAAACTCAACTGCTACAAACTCTTCACCTTCTTCCACATCATCAGAAAAAATAACATTTGAACCAATTGGTGCAATATATTTATTGCCTTTCAAATCCATTACTGGTTCACCTTCTTTGTCGTATAATTCATAACTTACATACATAGCTCTAATTGTTTAGGTGTTAATTCAAATTTCTCTTTTAGCTTTTCCATTGTGTACTCACCTTTTCTAATCTTTTCAAGTGCAGCAGCTAAACGGTCGTCTGAAATTGTTTCTTTCTTTTTTGGTGTTGGTGCTTTTGATTCGGGGTCGCTTTCTGTTTCGTCAATTAAGAACAAACCATTCAAAGCATATTTACGTGCGTAACTTGATGCCGTACCTGTTGTCTGCTCTGAACTCATGCCTTTATGCTCTCCCATCTCAGCAAACCCAAATACTTCAATAGACTCAGCTTCGTGTTTAAATGTTGCAGTTGCTTTTAAGAATAACTTATTACCTATTTCAACTATTGAATCTGACATCAATAATAATGAATCATACTTGTTAAGTAAAGGCTTTAAAGCTTCCAATATTTGCTCAGCACTTCTATACTTGTACTTTCCAAATGCGTTGAATGAACCCTTAGGACATTTCAACTCTGCTTGTATTTTAATTAAGTTCTTCATGATACAATTAATTTAACGTTGTTTTTCTTGAATATTGTCAGGTCTAAATCGTATTCTACTGAATCCCAGTTAATATTTAGGTCGTCAATTAATACGTCTTGTTCAAAAGCTCCGAGTACTATCGACCCGTTATAAATGCTAATTGAAAAGAACTTTGAAGCATCTACCTTTCTAAGTATCAATGCTAATTTTCTTAGATTTGTTTTCATTGTGTGTTTTGTTTTAGTTAGTGGTCGTTATTGGACTCGAACCAATGCTCTCCAGCGTTTACATACAGAGGTGCTTCCAGCTACACCAAACGACCTGCCATTGTTTTTTGTGTTTTATAGTTAGTGGTAGGGAGTGGGAATCGAACCCACCTTAATCAACCTTAACAGGATTTGGCACCTTGCCTCATTACGCATCCCTACCAGCCCAAAGGCTCAACTTGTTTTATTAGTACGTCAAAGAATTATACAACAAATATAAACATTAATTATTAATCTGCAACTATTTCTTGAAAGTTTTTTAAATTATTTATTAAATAATATTTGAAACCTTGCGCTTCAAGTTGTTTCTGTTGGTACACTTGCAACGCTGATTGTTTGCCAATCAACGATTTAAACTCTACAAAGATTGTTTTACCGTCTTTGAAAATAACTGAGTCGGGGAAACCATTTACATTGCACTTTATTATTTTAAGAACGTACCAACCTTTTGATTTCGCATACTTCAAACATGATGCTTGTATCTTACTTTCTAACATACATCTTTAATGTAAAGTTCTTTTTCTGAGAAACTGTCTTATGTATTTTCTCGCTTAGTGACCCCTTACCATAAACAAAGTATACATCGTTTTCTTTTCTATTTTTAGTTGTTAGCCTATCTCTACCTTGGATAAAATTTGTCCCTGAATATCCAAAATTATAGTAAACTAAGCAATGTGCCGCACTTAGATTAACACCCATGCTACATGAATAAGATTGACCTATAAAATGTTTGTCGGTCTTATTAAATTCTTTAATATCATTTGTAAAGTTAGGAAATACAAGTTTTAATAGTTCAAACTCTTCTACAAAATAGTAAAGTATTGCAAGTTTTTTGCCTTCAAAGTAGTCACGTATAAACTCGGCTTTTCGAGTATTAAGAATCATTGATTTGCCACATTCAAACTTAATCGTGCCAGACTCCAATTGGTGTACCTTCTGAAGTAGTTTAACCGGTGTATCTGCTAATATTACGTTTTCTTTACCTTCAATGATTAAATCTTTCTCCAATCGCTCGATTAAGTTACGGCAAAGAGTAGGATAATAAATAACGTGTTCGTTTACCTTAGATTCAAATCCTGACTCTTCTTGAGTAAATTTCAATATGTAAGGTTGTATAACTGCATCTATTAAATCAATCTTTGCATCTGAGTAGTCATTAATCAATCCGTGACCTAACTGCCTTTGCTTAACATTTACGAAAGTTTTGGACCATTGATAAAAGTTTTTATATTGTGCAAATGGATTGTATGCACTAAGCCAAAATTGATGATACCATTGCGAGTAAGATTCTGCTGAAGGTGTACCCGAAAGTAATATCATAGGTACACGTGAAAAACGTAACTTAAAATCTTTCGTTCTATTACTTGGTTTTGGGAACGCACCCATAGAATGCGCTTCGTCCTGTATAACGATGTCAAAATCATTGTTTGTTACCTTTTGTAATGATTCATTATTAATAACCGTTAAATCGAATGTAAATCCAAAATCTTTGTAATCACTTTCAATCGAGCCAATAGCTTTTTTCTTTGTTAAGAATAGCACTTTTTTAGCTCCGTATAGTCTACATGTTTCAAGTGCCGTTGCAGTTTTACCCACACGCACGCTGAACTGAAGATAAACTATTTTCTTTTCTTTTAATATATAGACCGCTTTTTTAGATAGGTCAACTTGGTAGTCTCTAAGTGTTTTGTTTAAAATGGACATTCTTCTGATGGTTTTGTAAGTTCGTCAATAGCTTCTATTTTTATTTTTCCAATTCCCCCACTATACGAGCTTTCAAAATTGAAATCGTAAAACTCGCAAAATTTCTTCAAGTTCCTTGTCATTATGTTTTGTGAAATATTTCGTTTTCTTAACTCAGGAAATGATTCAAGTAAATTATCATAAACAGTTTTAACTTTTAACCATTCGTTTTTGTCAATTGAATTAAAGAAAATAACCATTTCGTCTGAAATTTCATTAACCAACTTTCTGTAAGCTAAATTAAATAAAGGCATTTCAACAAGTCCTTTTTCTAAATAAATTTGCACGCATTCCATCATGTAGTTGTCAAAACGTGACCATTCTTCTTGATCCCAATCATTAAACAATTGATGCCCGAATTCGTGCAATGGTGTATACTTATCATTAAAATAACTACTCATTTCAACTTCATATTTTCGAGCCAAAAACGATGCAGAATCTCCGTTAATAGTATAGTTGGTTGTAATAATGATTTTAGGACTTTCTGTTACATCAAGCTTTATAGAATCTTTTCCTTTATATTCTATTGTTATACCTTCTGTAATAACACTAAAAAGATTCTCAAAATTAAAGTTTTTGCGAACATCATCAAATACTAACACTTGACAATCTGTCGCTACATTCTGATAAGGGAACGACTTGTTAAAATCAAATGTTTTACCATCCAAAGATTGAACTTTACGCAAATGTTTCAATGCATTCCAAAATACACCCTTACCGCTTCGTCCATTTGGATTCTCTGAAATGACCTCATCATTAAATACAATAGCTTTATTGTTGGAATTAGTTTTATAAGAATGTAAAAGGTAGCCTATAACAGTTTGAAATGCTTTGTATTTCTCTTCATTCTGCCCTGATATTTTCCACATAAACTGCCTGTATTCAGAAGGGTGGTGGTCAATTGGAAAGTAATCTCTGTTAATCACTTGGTCTCTCCATACTCCTGAGTCAATTTCAGAATAACTCATAACAGAACGTCCTTGTTTTGTTATGTTTACAATGCAGTTTTTGTAATATAGAAAGCAATTTTCTTTTGTATCCTTTAATGTTTTAATAGGCTTTGACTTTAACAAGGATAAATAGTCACGTTTAAAAAATTTTAAGTTTCCTGTAATCAAATTAAACACACCCTCGTCACACTTGTTTTTTTCTACCCAATCAATTACAAAATCTTTGATGTCTTTTTCATAAACAATCTTTAAGAAGATACCATCTTTATGAATAAAATCAAATGTACTACCTTCATTCGGTGAATTTTTAAAGAAATCGTTTGACTCTAAAAAGTCTTTAAACCTTTTATTGTTTAATGAATAGTTTCCTTTCTCAGTTGTCGACCAAAACTCTTCATTGTCGACCATGTTAAATCGTTTTCTTAAATCATCTTTTGCACGTTTCCAATCACCATCATACTTTAATTCTGTTAAGATATTAAATGGGCTGTACGCCTGTCTTGATTTAAAAGGTTCGCAGCTTGCATCTTCTGAAAAAATATAAAACATACTTTTGAAATGTCCGAATGTAGCACTAAAACCATCTTTTGCATCTTTATTCGGTCTCGTCCAATATTCAACACCATCTGCTTTTGTTGTGCTTAATTGCCATCCTGATTTGTACAATAATTCTTTTGCTTCATTCTCAAATTCAATATTGTATTTTCCATCAGGTGTATCTGTTTTCCAACTTTCAGCCCATTTTTTATCAGTAGATGAAATTTTAGCACGGCTTACAATCTCTTTGTATTTGTTGAATGAGTGTGCATAATCTTTAATTGCTAACCATTCTTTTTCTGAGTCAATCTCAGTTAGTTTTAAATATTCAACTCCTGTTAAATGAGTATACCCTTCACTTGGATAACAGGCACAATATTGACCATTGCCACGTATCTCAATCATTACGGATTTAGTTTCCCAATATGCGAAAACATCACCTTTTAAAACTTCTTTTGAATACCTAAAATAAACATGATAGCCACCGCCCATAGTTTTATAAACGGATAGTTTTCCCTCTTCAAGTAATGAATAAACAAAAGGAATGTCTATAAACTCAGAATATATATTATCTACATTTTCGCCGTTGTGACAATCAAAGTCTAAACAGTAGAAACCATCTGAAACAGAACCACACGCTATTCCTATCTTCTCAGCTTGTTTAAATAGTTTTTCAATATCTTTTTCATTTACCTTTTCATATAGGTAGTTATGCCCTTTTTCAAGCATTGGCGCTTTATTTGTTTTTAAAGGCAAAGGATTTAAACCTTCATTAAGAAGGTCATAAGCAAAATCAATCATCATAATGTATTTAAAGTTAAAATTTCGTACTTGTTAACAAACTCAGGCATCCAATCATATTCCTCCTCAATCACATACTTAACAGTTATATTGTAGGAATCATCCACCATTTGAGAAATTAAATCTACATAAAGATTAGTCTGTAATAGGTTAATCAATTCAATAGATTTTTTCTGTTCATAGATTATAATATTCTTTTTATCAAATACTACCACATCAGGAATCGCAAATCTAATAAAATTCTCATAATTATATTGGTATGCAATAACTAATTGTTTTTCCAACTTGTCATATTTTTTTGATAGTTGTGAGTAAATTAGAT